ATCCCCAACGATTGGCGATAGCAGCGAATATGTACCGCAGATGGCTTGACCGCCAAATAGCACAATGAGGGGAGGGGGGAACGCTCTTGGTGAGTTGGTTGGTGCTATGTTCCCCCCAAACCTTTAAGTTCAAAGACAATACGGCTCAAAGTGTAAAGTAAATGAGCCACAAAGTGTAAAACATTGCACCTTAACACGGAAAACACCCGAATTGATGCAAAATCACTCCTTAAAGTGTAAAGTATTGCACTAAAGATGGAATTTAACACCAAAGAGAAATGAAGTACCGAGTCAACTATGCCTATTTTGACCAAAGTAAAATGAGAGCTGCAAAATGGGAGCAGAGAGAGAAGGATTTTCAAACAATGGAGGAAGCTTTGCTCTTTGTTAAAAAGAACGATTGGAACGTATCATTCCGTAACGCTAACATTCAGCCCGTTCCTTAAATGAATTATCTCGTTCAATATGATAAGCTCATTTCTGAGAACACTTGGCTGGAGGGCTTACAAAAGAGCTTCAGGCACGAAGTAGAGGCGGCCAAGTATGGCCGAGAGCTTGCCCGGAGTGATGATCACACAAACATTAAGATTTATCAATTATGACGATCGAAACCTTTAAGTATATCGGAAGCGTTCATCTGCTTCCGCACATATCTATCTCCTATGACTCGCAGATTTGCGATCGTGCCGTATCTTTTGGCTGGCTTTGGTGGGGTATCACCTTAGTTAAAAAGGGAGGGCTTCATTTATGAAGAAACACACAAAGATTTATCTCGCGGGGATGGGGTTCGATCAAACGGATTTCATCCCTTGCGAAGTTTGTGGCAGTCAAGCCGTAGACATTCACCATATCGAAGCCCGGGGAATGGGAGGATCGCAAGAGGCGGATCGAATCGAAAACCTGATGGCACTTTGTAGATCTTGCCACGTTCGCTTTGGAGATATTAAGCATCACAAAGAATGGCTTCAAGATATTCACGAAAGAAAGTTACTTAAGAGATGAGAATAGACATTAAGAAGATCGTACCAAACGATAAGAACCCGCGAGTAATCAAGGGAGAGAAATTCCGAAAGCTCGTTAAAAGCGTTCAGGAGTTCCCTGAGATGCTTGAGCTTCGCCCTATTGTAGTCGACAAGAATATGATGGTACTCGGCGGGAATATGCGCCTAAAGGCTTGCCTCGAGGCCGGGCTCCAGGAAGTGCCTATCCTGATCGCAGATAACCTAACGCCGGAGCAAGAGGCGGAATTCATCATAAAAGATAACATCGGCTTCGGTGAGTGGGATTGGGATATGATGGCCAACGAATGGGATCTCGATGATCTCGAATCCTGGGGCCTGGATCTTCCGAATATAGATGATCAGATCGATGATCTCGAAGAGGATGAAGAAATCGAGCTCCCTCAATCGGTGCAGCTGGAGCCTCCCAGGGAATACATCCTCATTATGGCGGATCCTAATTCCGTAGAATGGGAAGAGATGAAGGAAACGCTAAAACTCGGGATGGTTCGTATCGGCGGATACAAGAAGGGATCAACATTCGATGCGGTATCCCTGGAGCGAGTAATCGAATGGAAAGAATTTAAACAAAGAATGTATGCTGATCGCGATCCCAAGTAAAGGAAGAGCCGGATTAACGACAACGGATAAGTATTTCCCAAACCTCGGGACATTCTTCATCCCTGAATCGGAATATCACCAATACAAGGGGCTGGTAAAAAATATTGTTTGCATTCCTAAGGAAGTGCAAGGAATAACACCCACGCGAAATTGGATCCTCAAAAACACAACAGAGCGGCACGTCGTTATGTTAGATGATGACGTAAAGTCGGCGGGATATGTGCGGAGATATGAGCGGAATGTGAAGCACGTTAAGATCAAGGATGAGGGCTTTTGGGCCGAGGAGTTCCTTCGGTATTTCGAGATGACTGAGCAGCTTGATTTCAAATTATGGGGGATGAGAACGGAATCCTCAACAAAAGGCGCAGTACCTCAAAAGCCGATCATCACGAAATGCTATGTTCTCGGGAGTTGTATGGGGATCGTAAATGATGGCGAGTACTATTTCGATGAGAGCTTCAAAGTAAAGGAAGATTACGAGCTATGCCTTCGCAATATCAAAGAGAAGGGCGGGGTATTGGGCATCCGGTATGCTTATTGGGAGAATTTCCATTATACGACGGATGGCGGATGTAAGGATTACCGAACGATCGATATGGAGCGAGAGGCGATAAAAAAATTAATCAAGCTCTACCCTGGAATGATTAGATCAGCAAAAAGGAAGTCGAGCGAATTCACAATTCAACTGAATCTATGAAGACAATAAATGACACAAAAAAACGAGCGATGATCGAAGCCCTGGAGAAATCTCTCGGGATCGTTACTTCTGCTTGCAAGTCGGTAGAGATAAGCAGAGAAACTCACTATCGCTGGATGCGTGATGATGATGAATATCGCTCCAAGGTCGAGGGGATAAATGATATGACTCTCGATTTCGCAGAGAGCCAACTTCATAAGCAGATCAAAGAGGGGAATTCAACGGCCACGATCTTCTTCCTCAAGACCAAAGGAAAGGGCCGGGGATATGTAGAGCGCCAAGAGATTCACAATACGGGAGATAATCTCTTTAACATTCAGATCGTTGGCTCAGACAATCCAAACGAATAAGGTATTCGATCATCTGCTTAGATCAGAGAAGAGAATAACTATCGAGCAAGGAGGAACGCGATCCGGCAAAACTTATAACATTTTGCTTTGGATCATTTTTTACTATTCGAGAAATAATAAGGATAAAACGATCACGATTTGCCGGAAGACATTCCCCAGCCTCCGGGCCTCGGTTATGAGGGATTTCTTCGAGATCCTTCGGAATTATGATCTTTATCGGGAGGAGCATCATAACAAATCCTCGAGCGAATATTTCCTTAATGGGAATCTAATTGAATTTATCTCCATCGATCAGCCTGACAAGATCCGAGGAAGAAAGAGGAATCTCCTTTATATCAATGAGGCCACAGAGCTATTTTTCGAGGATTGGCAACAACTCGTTTTTCGAACGGATGGGAAGATCATCATTGACTATAACCCCTCGGACACCTTCCATTGGATATACGATCGGGTTATGCCCCGAGATGATGCGGAATTCTTCCAAACGACCTATCTCGACAATCCCTTTTTAGATTCTTCGATCATCCAGGAGATCGAGAGGCTGAAGGATACGGATGATGATTATTGGCGGATCTATGGCCTGGGGGAGAGGGGATCGAGCAGAGCAACGATATTTCAGTTCGCAACAATCGATCAACCGAAGGGCAAGATCGTAGCGTATGGGATGGACTTCGGATTCACGAATGATCCCACGTCGCTGGTTCGCGTTTATGAGGATGGAGGGGATCTATATATCGAGGAGCTTTTATATCACACAAATCTCACAAATAGGGATATATCAGAGAAGCTCCAGGAATTAGGCTTAACGAGATATGATGAGATTTGGGCAGATAGCGCAGAGCCGAAGAGTATTGAAGAGCTGCATCGTATGGGCTGGAATGTGAAACCAACGGCCAAAGGAGCTGACTCGATTATGGCGGGGATTGATATCCTCAAGAGATATAAGATCTTCGTAACGAATAGATCTAAGAATTTGATCAAGGAATTCCAAAACTATAAATGGCAAGAGGATAAGAATGGGAATCTATTGAATCGCCCAATCGATCAATATAACCACGGAATCGATGCCACGAGATATGCCACGTTCAATAGGATGAGCCGCCCGAACTATGGGCGGTATGCCATACGATAAGAAACAAAAGTTATTTAAATGATGGAACTCCAGGTTATTGTACCCACATCTTTAAGCGAGATCACTCTCGAGCAGTATCAGCGATTCGCCCGGCTCGAGGGAGATGATGAATTCCTATCGAAGAAAATGCTCGAGATCTTTTGCGGCGTTCCCATTGGAGATCTCCCTGGGATCAAGCTGAAGGACGTTAGGGGCGTTTTTAAGCACATTAATCTTATGCTCCAGGAAAAGCCCTCGCTTTGTCCGAGATTCGATCTCAGCGGCAAAGAATTCGGCTTTATCCCCTCGCTGGATGATATCAGTTACGGAGAGTTTATCGATTTAGATAATTATCTCCAGGAAACGCAAGATCTGCACAAGGCTATGGCGGTGCTTTATCGCCCGGTTACGAATAAGGTGGGGAAACGATATGATATCGAGCCTTATGAATCAGCTTCGAAATATTGCGAGCAAATGAAAGGCGCTCCTATGTCGGCAGTAATGGGAGCCCTGGTTTTTTTTTATCGTTTAGGGAACGAACTCTTGAACGCTTTAGTGAAATCTTTGGAGGCGGATCAGGAGAGCAAGATTTTAGCGCACAAGGACAATTCTCCAAACGCTGGGGATGGTATTCAACATTCTATCAGCTTGCTCAGGGGGATCCTCGCCGATTTGCAGAAATTGGAAAGCTCTCCCTCTATCATTGCTTGACGTTCCTAACATTTGAAAAGCAGAAACAAGATCTTGAAACAAACCTTCTGAAGAAACAAAAATGAGACAATTCTATAATTTAACGCAAACGATCAAGGATACTCTCGAGGCTCATTCTCAGATCAATTCCGTAACGTTCGGAGATATCTTCGATGTGGATCTCAATAAGCAGAGCATCTTTCCCCTGGGGCATATAATGGTAAACCAGGCCTCGATCGATGGGCAAACGATCAC